TTGGCTATCTCAAAGGGGTTCGAAGTTAAAGAGTCGGATACCGAACACGTCAGCAAGTTTTATCACGAAGCATCGGCGATTGTCGATGAATGGATGTTCGACAACGGACATATTTTCCGGGGAGCGATTTGTCCAGAGCACCCTGAATTCAGAGGACGTCGACAGCTCACGACTTACCGTTGCACTGGTTGCCAGAGGGACACCAGAAATTCGTCGAACAGCTCCAATGCATGGGCCAGAAAGCGTATTGAGCAGGAAATGATCGATATCGGCATGGCGTCTGACCCTAATGTCGCTCTGAAAAATAAAATTAAAGAGATAAGTCGAGCTGCCGGACTGGTTGAAACGCCCGATGGAAAGTGGTATGATCCTAAGACAGGGTCCAAGTATTCCGCTCTTCATTACTATAATCATGCTCAGTCAGTGTTACGGCAAGAACGTGATCTGTTGAATCAATCGACGACGTTACGTAAGACTTTACCGTCAGGACAGAGTACCCAAGATATCGTTACTGAGTTACAGTATGAAATCAATGAGGAAGAAGGATTAGATTTTAGCGTTCCAGAACGCAGCTGGTATAACGCCGAAACCGGGGAGACGTTCCCGAAAGAGCACGGACGTGACAAGGCGGCAGCATTACTTAAGCAGCGATTAAGGGTATTCGGCACACATAAGTTACCCGACCGACCGGAAAGATCGCGTGAACAGGTGTTACTTGAGTTGCGCCACCAAGCTGACCAGAGGGATAAGCAGTTGGACCAGCCCAAGAACAGCGACAATGCGAGGATTGCCGCGAAGACGAGCGAAGAGAGGCTTCAGGCGAAGTTGGAGGCGTCGAAGGCGATGGTCGAACAAAGAGAGGCGAAGGAAAAAGCCAGAATCGATGCCAAGTTGGCGAAAGCCAAAGCGGATGCGGCTGTCCGGGCAGAAAGGTTCAAGAAAGATCCGTTATCCAGGATGAAGTAATGGCAATCCCCTGAGGGGGGCTTGACACGGACGGGGGGCTGTGATAGACTCCGTCTATGGATCAGATTTTCGAAATCGCTCAGTTCAATGCGTCGGGAGACGTGTTGGAAGGGGTCGTATCCATCCCACCCGTACCGGCCCCTTCACCTGTTCCCGTTGAGGTCGAACAGGACATCCCTTTGACGGTCGACGAGGACACGTTCGCCCTCGCTGTGATCGAATATGGCGGAAATTTGCGGGCAGCCTGGATCGCCGCTTTCGGGGAACACCATACCCCGACCGCGAAGGCACGGGAGTTATTGGCGGTCCCTCGTATCGCCAAGCGCGTCCAGGCTTTGACGGCAGCCATTGCCGATTCGTCATTGATATCGCTCGGGTCCCATCTGCTGGAGCTTGCGAATATCCGTGACATGGCGAAGTTCAACGGTCAATTGAAAGTCGCGCTTGAGGCTGAAAAGTCTCGCGGCACGGTGGCCGGATTCTACGCTGGCAAGGAATCCGCATCGGGGGGAACCAAGAACCCGATGGTTGTCGTCATCGGTAATCACGTGGACATGCAGATATGACGTTCGCGTTCACCGAGCGTCAAAAGGAAGCGTTGGAAATCATCGCTGGTCCTGCCACGCACGTCATGTTGTACGGCGGTTCGCGTTCGGGCAAGACGTTCCTGCACGTCCGGAATATGGTTTTGCGTGCTCTGAAGGCGCCGGAAAGCCATCACATCATTTTGCGCTTTCGTTTCAACCATCTGAAAGCATCGATCATCTACGGGACGTTCCCCAAGGTGATGAAGCTGTGCTTTCCTGACGTTGAATGGGATCTGAACAAGACCGAATGGGTGGTACGGCTGGCCAATGGTTCCGAGATTTGGTTCGGAGGATTGGACGACAAGGAACGTACTGAGAAGATTCTCGGTCAGGAATACTCGACGATGCTTTTTAACGAAGCGTCGCAGATCCCCAAGAGTGCGAAAGACACGGCATTGACCCGTCTTGCCGAAAAGGCGATGGTCAAGATCGACGGCTTGGAGGGGTTGGCGCTTCGTCCGCGTGCATTCTATGACTGCAACCCCCCAAGCAAGAATCACTGGACGTATCTCGAATTCGTCAAGAAAGTCGACCCGGAAACCAAGCAACCGCTGACCAAGCCGGAGGACTACATACATTTCAAGATGAACCCGCAAGATAATGCGGCGAACATCACGGACAATTATCTCGAAACGCTGAACAATATGAGCGCACGTATGCGCAAGCGTTATCGGGACGGAGATTTTGCAGATGCGACACCCAACGCTCTGTTCACAGACGAGAACATCGAAATGTGGCGGGCGCAGTCAGATGACGTCCCCCAACTCGTTCGAGTCGTTGTCGGCGTCGACCCTTCAGGAACCGGTGACGGTGACAATCGCGAGAATGACGCCGTCGGTATTGTCATCGGCGGGCTTGGTATTGACGGCAACGCATACCTCTTGGAAGATTCCACCGTCAAAGCGGGTCCCGGCGTATGGGGTCGGGTTTCGGTTGGCGCGTTTGATCGCCATGAAGCGGACATTATCGTCGGTGAAGTGAATTATGGTGGTGCCATGGTTCGACATGTCATTCAGACGGCACGCCCCGGCGTCCCATACAAGGCAGTGACGGCCACTCGCGGTAAAGCGATTCGGGCTGAACCCTTTTCGGCGTTATATGAGCGTGGTTCGGTACGGCACGTCGGTCAATTCTCTGCGTTGGAGGACGAAATGGTATCTTTCTCCACGCTGGGATACACCGGCCCGAATAGTCCGAACCGTGCCGATGCGTGGTTTTGGGTGCTGGCTGAATTGTTTCCGGCCATTGTGGCGGGCCGGAAAAAGAAAAAAGTCGATATCGAAGTCATCCCGACTTTGAATTATTTCGCGAGAAAATAAGATGGCCCGCATGTCCAAAGAAGAGCGGCTTGCTCAAATCCACGAAGAAGCACTGGCAGAATTCGACAGAATTCAGTCGGCCATGCGTGACGAGCGTCTTCAATGCCTACAGGACCGTCGTTTCTATTCCATTGCCGGCGCTCAGTGGGAAGGTCCGCTTGGCGCTCAATTCGAGAACAAGCCCCGTTTCGAAGTCAACAAGATTCACCTTGCGGTGATTCGCATTTTCAACGAGTACCGCAACAACCGGATCGGCGTTTCATTCGTCAGCAAAGAAGGCAACGAATACGACAGTCTCGCTGATACTTGCACGGCTCTTTACCGCGCCGATGAGCAAGACAGCACCGCTGAGGAAGCGTACGACAACGCTTTCGAAGAGGCGGTCGGCGGGGGTTTCGGGGCTTGGCGTCTCCGTGCTGAGTACGAAGACGAAGAAGACGAAGACAACGAGCGTCAGCGCATTCGGATCGAGCCGATTTTCGATGCGGACTCTTCCGTGTTTTTCGATCTTGATGCCAAGCGTCAAGACAAGGCAGACGCGAAGAAGTGTTTCGTTTTGACGGCGATGACTTACCCGGCGTACAAGGCGGAGTACGGTGACGATCCGGCGTCTTGGCCGAAGGCTGTTCATCAGCGCGAATTCGACTGGTTGACCCCCGATGTTGTTTACATCGCGGAATATTACCGTATCGAATTTGCGTCGGAAATACTCCACGTTTACCGTGGGCTTGACGGCAAAGAAGAGAAGTACCGGGACTCGGACTTCGAGCACGATGAAGACTTGGAAAACAAGCTTCTCGCGACGGGTTTCCGTGAAGTTCGTCAAAAGCGTTTGAAGGTCCGTCGCGTCCACAAGTACATCCTGTCCGGCAGTAAGGTGCTTGAGGATTGCGGGATCATCGCCGGCAAGTGCATCCCGATCATTCCGGTATTCGGCAAGCGCTGGTTCATTGACAACATCGAACGTTGCATGGGCCACGTTCGCCTCGCCAAGGATTCCCAACGCCTGAAAAACATGCAATTGAGCAAGTTGGGCGAGATTTCGGCTACTTCGTCCATCGAGAAGCCGATCTTCACCCCTGCTCAAGTTTCGGGCCACCAGATGATGTGGGCTCAAGATAACGTCAAGAACTACCCATATCTGCTTGTCAATGAGCTGCTTGACCAGAATGGTGCCACTACCGCCATCGGTCCGACTGCTTATACGAAGGCAACGAATGTTCCTCCTGCGATGGCGATGCTTTTGCAGTTGACTGAGCAGGACATCCAAGACGTTCTCGGTAACCAGCAGGCTGCGGACAAACTCGAACCCAACATTTCCGGTGCTGCCATTCGCCTCGTCCAGAACAAGTTGGACATGCAGACTTTTATCTATGTGTCCAACATGGCCAAAGCCATCAAGCGCAGCGGTGAAGTATGGCTGAGCATGGCTCGAGACGTTTTCGTTGAAGAAGGTCGCAAGATGAAAGGCGTCGGCGAGCAGAACGATGTCAAGGCTATCGAGTTGATGCGTCCGAAGCTGAACGAAAAGACCGGTGAAGTTGAACTTGAGAACGACCTGTCTGAAGCCAATTTCGATGTTTCGGTGTTGGTCGGCCCCTCTTCCGCCAGTCAGCGTCAAAGCACGGTCCACACGTTGACGGGAATACTTGGGCTCACCCAAGATCCGGAAACGATCCAAGTGCTCGGTGCCATGATCATGATGAACATGGAAGGCGAAGGCATCACCGATGTTCGTGACTTCTTCCGCCGCAAGCTGATCAAGATGGGCGTGGTCAAGCCGACTGAACAGGAAGCCGCAGTGCTGATGGAGGAAATGCAGAATACTCCTCCTGACCCGAACGCAGAATTCTTGAAGGCTTCCGCCCAACAAGCTGAAGCCGAAGCGACCAAGGCACGTGCTGACGCCGTACTGACGGTCGCGAAATCCGAAGAGACGAAGGCCAAGACGCTCGAAATCCTGTCCAATATGGACATTTCTGAGCAGCGCCATCTGATTGAATTGTTGACTGAGCTTGGTTCGGCCACATCTGGCGGCGAGACGCCGTCACCGACCTGAGCTATTGATGTGGTATCCACCCGGCCACTGTTACGGGTGAGGTTGAGATAGGATCGAAAAATGGCAGGTAATGCAAACGACGATGACGAAGTTTTGGTGGTGGATCAGACGGAGGATTCTGAAAACGAATCTGACGACACCACGACCGAAGCTGGTGAGGGATCTGAACAGGATTCTTCCGACACTTCCGATGAAGTCGTTGTCACCATTGGCGGGGATGCGCCTCCCGTCGAAGAAGTCCACACGCCAGCGCCCGAATGGGTTCGTGAGCTGCGGAAAAATCATCGCGAGTTGCAGCGGAAAAATCGTGAACTCGAACAACAGTTGAAGGTTACCGCACCGGAAACCAAGCCCGTTGCACTCGGCCCGAAACCGTCGCTCGAATCTCTCGATTACGACGCTGAGAAGTTCGAAAAGGCTCTCGAGAGTTGGTACGAACAGAAGCGCAAGTTCGAGGAGGTACAGACCAAGGCAGAAGCCGAAGCACGTGCCGCCCAACAAGCTTGGCAGGAAAAGGTCAAGGCTTACAACGAGACGAAAGTCACGCTGAAAGTTCGCGATTTTGATGATGCGGAAAATGTGGTGCAGGACACTTTGTCTACCACCCAGCAAGGCATCATTCTCCAAGGCGCAGAAAACCCGGCGATGGTGATTTACGCACTCGGCAAGAGCCCTAACAAGGCCAAAGAGCTGGCTTCGATCACCGATCCTGTCA